TTTTCCATATGCTTATACCTCCTTCGCGGCTAATTGTTTCGCATATTCTTCTAGCGGCACACCTAATCTTTTAGAAATAGCTACCTGTGATGGTGTGAGTTTCACAGTTTTTCTGCGTCCTTTGTTTGATGCCGGACGTTTGGCACTAGCAACAGTCTGAACTGGTTCAGCTGTAGTTGACCCGACCTTATCAAATTTGTGAGGAAATGCAACCCTTATTCGTTTGTCGACTTCCGTATAATACTCATCTGATTGTGGATCAAATCCTTCGTTTTCAACAAGCTCTTTGTGTATGTCAAATGCAGTGTAAGTCATTGCATTATCCGTACCAAACCAAGAGTTTTTAGCTGCCCAACCCTCTGCTTTAGGATCTAACCTGTTTTCAGCAGCGGCCATCGTATTAACTTGAGGCTGAACAACTTCTTTTTGTCTGTTCTGTTCTCTAGCTCTTAATCTGTTTTCTTGAGTAACTTTTAATTGATTTAGTCTCGCCTCTTCCATAGCCATTTGTGCTATAGCTTGTTGAGCTTTTACTTGAGCATCAATATCTTGTGCTTCGACAGCTTGTTTATAAGAAAGCTTAGCAGCATCCATACCTTGAACAACTTTTTCTTCTAGCTCTTTAGTATAATCAGTTCCAAGTCTATCGTATTGGCCTCTAACTTTTTGAGCTTGACTAGTTACTTGTTGAGCATATTTAATAGCTTCTTCTTTTTGCCTTTCAGCTTCACGCATTTTACGTGTAAGTTTAGCTATTCTTTTTTTAACACCTTCTGAATATTCTCCAAGTTCGTCTTGGGGTTTATCAGCTTGAACAGCAGGCTGCTCATTAGGTTCCTCAGTTGTGTTATCGGTTTCCTCGACTTGTTCAACTTTAATCTCTTCTGTTGGTTCTTCTAGTGATTGTTCTGGAGCATCAAGATCAATCTCCATTTCTTGTTCGTCGGCTTCGCCCACGTCTATTATTTTTTCGTCTTCTAGCATAGTTAATTCCTCCTATGAATTACATTGCGTGAATAAGATCTTCAGGATCATCTATTGTCCCTAGTATCTCGTCATCGTTTAACATTCTTATCTCGCCACCATCAATCTGCATACGTGATCCTGCATATCTTGCAAAGACCACCCATTGTTTTTCTTTACACCATGGTCCTGTTGGATACTTTTCCTCATCCTTGTAACAGAGATCACCCATCTTTAGTACGTATCCAACTTGCGTTGCTACACGTGCTTTGTCTAAAGATTCTTGTGCAATGATAATTCCGCCTTCAGTTTTTTCTTTAACCTGAAAAGGCATAACAAGTATACGCCATCCTGTAGGATGTGGTAACTTATCTAAATTTGTTTCTTGAGTTTCTTTTTTTGCTTCGTTTTTTGCAATCTTTTTTGCATCTGCTTCAGCATTATATTTATCTTCTAAGGCGTGCGATGTTCGTTTCGTCATCTGGTTCTGGCTCCTTTGGGTTTAGCAGGTTAGAGATTTCCTGTTTAATTTGATCCGTAACGTGGATCTTTCCGAGAATATAGTTATATTTCTCCATATTGTCAACACCACCGCCAATTAAGACGTTAGCGTTGTTTTCCATTATTTCGTCAAGTAGTCTCTGGATCTTGTATACTACGTGTACCGGGTCTATAGCTTCTGACATATTTCTTTTTCTTGTCTCCTAGTTTATCCCAAAACTCGTCAAGAGCATTTGGTTTTTGTTTGCAACATTCCCCCGATAGTAATTTCTCTTCCGTGTGACAAGCACACGTCTTTTCTTCACCCATATATCCCCCTAAATTTTTTATTTGCCTTTGAACTTACTAAGTGTAGTAACTCCAAAACTTCCGCCCACTATTGTGAGTATAATGACCCAGAAATAGTCATTCACATCTTTTAAAATTTCCCACCCTGCAGCCATCCAAGGCTGAGTCCAAGGTGTGAAATGTGCCAAAATAATGAGGCTCCAGAAAACGACCAAATATTCGTCTTTCCATGAGTTAGCGGTTTGTCTCACCTGTTCCATCTGAACACCAATTTTTGCTACGTCCACTTTTGCAGCCGCTTCTATCTCCTTTGCTTTTATAATTTTATCTTTTTCTAGCTTGTGAGAAATTGCGCCAACGGTCTTTTCAGTAATAAGTTTTGCAACGGGATTATTTAATAATCCTCCTCCAAGACCTAAAAGTGGTTTGATAAGTAGCAGTGGATTCATTAGTTGTTGATGATTACCGCGATGACAATTATAACGCCAACAGCAATTATAATTTTTGTTTTCTTAGTGGTTCCGTTCCACCATTCTTGGGCTTTCCATTTTAAATCGTCGATCATGATGACCTCCTTTTTTTCTTTTTTACACCTGCTTCGCTGAGCGCGATAGCTATGGCTTGCTTTTTATTTACCACTTTTTTCTTAGATTTACCAGATTTAAGTTTGCCTGATTTAAACTCACGCATTACTTTGCTGATTTTCTTTTCTTTTTTCATTATTTAAGTTTGTATAATGTACCTATACCACTGGACATCGGTCCGCGTTGCGGGGGTACTAGACCGCCTTTATTAAAAAAAGTATTTGAAAAATTGTTTTTAAATTGATCTGAAACATTAAAGCCACTACTAGACAATGCTTCTGCTACACCAACTAAGTCTAGTTTTTTTCCTAAAAGGTTTTGTAAATATTTTGGAGGAATAGGTGGTAAGCCTTTTCGTTTTCTTTCTAATAAATATTCGCTTAGTTCTTTTTCAGACATATTAGAAAGTTCTTCTAGTACTTTTAAATTACTGTCTTCGTCACCACTAAGCTGTTCCATTAGTCTTCTAACAGCTATCTCTTCTTGCGCATCGTTGCCCATATCTGCTTGGTGGGTTACTTCATGTAAAATAGTATCGACAACATCATCAGACCTAAAATCTCCTGTTTCTCTGTCTACACCTAACCCAACCATATTTTGACCTTTATTATAAAAACCATAATCGTCAGCTTCTCCAGGAAATTTAACTACATTTCTATAGTCAAACGTATCCTCGCCGCTATTTAAAATATCATTATAACCTTTCTCACGTGCTCTTAAATTTTCTCTAAGAGCTAAATTTTCTGCTGCATTATTAAACTTAGAATCAGTTAATTCCTTCCCAGGAAAAGGAGCAGAGCCTTCTTGCATTATGTCTGCAAGTTCTAGTCCAAGAGGATATTCTTTATCGCCTTGTTCGTTTCTTTCAGAATAAGGATTCATATATGAAACTTGATCTTCCCCAGTACCCAAATCTTCGTCTGCTAAATACTCTGTTAAAGGTAATTCGTCAGCAACATAATCTCCAGCTATGGTTCCTTCTATGTCCATTTCGTTATACCAAGATGGGTAGTCTTCAACGTCTATATTTTCGTCTGCGTCTAATCTTGTTATTTCTTTTAATCGATAAAGAGAACCTTCGTCAAAAGCACCTGATTTTTCCATAGCTGAAGCAAATTTTTCATCATTAACAGCATCTTCGGCAGAGGGAATAGAACTAACCTCTCCATCCATAAATGAGTTAGGACCCATACCTATAAAATCAAGAATATCTAACCCAGCTGAAACAGGCATTGCAGGTGAAAGGTAACCCAAGTTTTTAATAGTGTTATAACCACTCTTTATTGGGTTCTCTTCTACATACCGGTCAAAATCATCTCCTCCTGCAAACAGATCGTCTGTATTTCCTACAAGAAAATTACTTACAACTTTTGGTACAGCATTATAAATATTTGCTTCGTCTAGAGCAAAGCCACCATCATCGTTGTGTCCCAATCCATAAAAATTAGCATTAACTAAATCACTTAAACTATATTGTGTAGAACCGTCAGGATCTCCGCCCGCTTTTCTTTGCTCATCGCCCATAAAATCAGGCACACCCATGTCAGTTTTAAGTGTGTCGTCGTCTTCATCTTTTTCAGTCTTTGTAGTTGTAGGTGTAGGTGTAGTAGGAACACTTGGCGTCCTTCCATATAAACCTCCAAACATTGCGGCTAGTCCTAAAGGAGCGATGAAGTCCGATTCTCTCATATTAGTTCTCTGTTATTGTACTTTTCATTTGCTGAATACCACTTTTAGCTAACGATACACTTGCTCGTAGTTTTTGATGGTCGTCATTCTGTTCCATTTTCTCTTCTGCTAGTTGTCTAGCTTGTAATAGTTTAGCACGTTCCATAGCTAGATCATTTTCAGATTCTTCTTCTTTTCTGGCCTCTTCTCTAGCTTTAAGATCAATTTCTCTATCTTTAAGCTTTAATAACGGGTCATTTTCAATCTGATTTAACACTTCTTTCTCTGCAGCTGCGTATTCAGCCATAAATTCAGCTATTAATTGTGATTTTCTGGCCTCCATAGACGTTTGCATGCTTTGTATTTGCTGTTGCATCTGCATCATCTGCGGATTTTGCTGCATTTGTTGCATCATTTGCGGGTCTTGTTGTGCTTGCATCTGCATTTGTTGCATTTGTTGACCAATTTGCTGCATTTGAGCGATTTCTTCGGCAAATTCTATCTCAATTTGCTCTCCAGCCATCAAAGTTATGTGTTCCATGCAGTTTTGTTGCAATAATCCCATTGCTTTTGGATTATTTCGTACAATTGTAGTCCCCATAAACTGTAAATGCGCTTTCATGTGCGCTTGGTGGTCTTGTTTTGGAAATGCTTGAAACTTTTTGCCATTCATTGCCATAATATTTTCACTTGCAGGGTCTAATGGTGCAGGTTGCATTGGTGGGGGCAATAAAGTGTCAATGTTTTTTACACCTAACGCTTCATACATGTGTTTGTACGCATGGTACAGGTTGTGAAGTTGCGGATTGGACATTGCCATTTGTAATTCTGTTTGTGCAATCGTAATTCTTTGTGTTTGCGAAAAGATGTTTGGGTCTGCAACCGGTACAATATCAACTCTGTCGTCAAAGTCAGTTGCAAAAACTTGTCGTTGGCCCCCTACAATATCGTATGGATACATTGGTGGAAGGTATGTTGAAAAACATTTAGCAAGTAACATAAACTCACACTTCATTGCTGCGTAAATTCTTTTGTGAATTGCTGACATAACCCGCGATCCACGTTCCAAGAGCGCCATAGTTGTACCCACGGCTGCCGATTGATTTCCGTCACCCACTTGCATATCTGCAATGGACGCGAAACGTTGACCTGCTTGGACAACAACTCCCATTAGTTGTAGGAGCGTGGCACTTGGATCTTTAAATGGTAACGGCATAAATGCGTCACGAAGATTTCCACCAGGCGCGTCAACATCACGGAACTCTCCCGGCTGCAACGGTTGAGCTTCGTCTCTGACTCTGATGCCTCTTTGTTTGAATCCGGCTGGTAAGTTTGACAAGGTGCCGGCGTCAAGAAGCTGTCTTAGTGCTGCAGTTGCAGTTCGTGACAGTCCGCCGATCATGTGGATAAGGCCGAATCCATAGAAGCCTAGTCCTGGTAAAAACTTAAAGTGTACAAAATATTCTTTTTTCTTTTTCATAGGATCTTGTTGTGCATAGTTCCTTCTGATAGATAAAACTTTTCCAGAGTCATCATGAACAGTTACAACATAAGGAATTTTAATTTCTGTTTCCTCTCCGTTTTGGTCCTTGTCTTCAAAACCTTGTAGGTTAAGTTCAACATGGCACTCTAATAAAGTATGAACATCTTGTCCTGATGTTCTAGAAATTCCTTCTAAGTCATCTTTTTTATCTAAGACATCGTCGCTTTCATAACCTGCTTCTCCAATATCTTCTTCTTTGTAAAAACCAGCGTACATTTGTTTTCGCAAATCGTTTTCAGATATTTTAATTTTATGAATAATTGTATCAGTATCTTCTAGTGAAGTTGCAGTGTAGCTTACATATAAATCTTCTGCAGGTACAAACTTAGAAACACATCTTTGTAGATTTGAATCAAAATAAACTTTTTTAAATGTTGATCCTGCTAGAGGTAAATTAAATAACATTTGATCAAACTCTGGCTCATACTCTTTCATGTTTATCATGAGCTGATAGTTCATAAAATCTTTTACACGTGCGGATTGTTTTTCTGATTCTGGATTAACTGCACCAACAATTTGAGTTCTGACCGGTCCACCTGCTGGTAGTAATTCTTTGTAAGCTAAGGCTTGAAACTGTGTAACAGACTCAGCTAGTACAGGATGCGTTGCACCTGATGCACCTTGAAACGGCTCTGATCTGTTTTCGTATTTAAAACCAAGAAGGTCTAAACCTTTTGTGTATGCGTCTTCCCAATCTTGTCTTGATGATTTAAAATCTTCGTAAGCATCTTGCATATCAGAAGCAACTTCATTTAAAACATCGTCTTCTAAAAACTCTGCTAAATTAGCTTCGTGATTTTCTCCACCTTCCATGGCAGCTGCTGCAGGATCAAAATCAATTTCTGCTCCTCCGTCTTCCATGATCTCAACATTAATGTCTGACGGATCATTTGCTAAACGCTCCTCTATTGCGACTTCAACAGAAGAGTCAACTACGTTAGTCTCTTTTGTTAAATCATTTACTTTATCTATTGCCATATTATTACCTCGTTAAATTTTATCCGTGTATATTTTGACCTTTAGAAACACCGTCTACTTGTGCATCTCCTGGTTGATAGCCTCCGCCGCCATCAAAACCATCATTACTGCTTTGATTACTGTTAGCAAAATCGTCTGCAAGAGAATCGTGCATGTCTTGATTAGCACCGTGGTTAGCTATTGGATTTCCATCATTGTCGTTTGAAGTATATGCGCCTGAAGGAAGTGGTCTAGAAAAAAGACTTCTAAAATTATTTACTAAAGGATTATTAGTAAGACTAAATCCTTCTTCGTCATCATCACCATCCTCATCGCCCATACCAAAAAAGTCTGAAACACCGTCAGATATGTCAGCAAACATATCATCCCAAGAATCATAACCAAAATTTTCACCTGGGTCTTCGTAATTGTCTAAATAAGGATTGTTCTCTCCACCGCCGCCCTCTCGAATAATAGTATCTAAAGTTTCAACTGGGTCTTCTACGATTACTTCTTCATCCTCAACATCTACATCTTCTACTACTGGATTCGTGTATGAATCTGCAAAGCTAAAAACATTTCTGTTAGGATCGAAATTTACTAAACTTGCTATACCATTTGACATTAATAATACGTCCTCTGTTGTTCTGGTAACTCTTCATCCTCGTAATCGTCTGGATGTTCAACAAAGCCACCTTGTCTAAATCTCATTACGGCTTGAGTCATACTATCCACTAAGTCATCGTGTTCCCCTAATGGAAATGCAGCGCATTCCTCAATAACCTCTTCTGCAAACTTTTTGTCTGGTGCCCATACCATTCCGGCTTCAAACAAAGGAGCTACAGAGTTTATCCTTGTATGTTTATCATTTCCTTTACTAGGTGTAAAGTTAATAACTGGTATCCCTAGTTTACGCAATTCATAGGTTAAAGGCAAGCCTGAAGCTTTAGCTTCCACGATCACCGTTTCGGGCTTCCAGTAGTCGTATTGTTCTTTTGCTTTCTTGCGCAGTTCTGGAAACTCGTATCTATCTTTTACCATGTCTAATAATATTAAATTTGGTGCACCGCCTTCATCCGGGCAAAATACACCCCAAGTAGTTATGGCGCTATAGTCAGCTGTTTCTTTTTTCATAAACGCTGTATCGTAAGATTGTATAACATGCATTAAAGGTGGTGGTTCTGGTTTATCATACAACTGCCACCAATGTCTTTTTATAATGCTGCCTTCAGCTGCAGTAGGATTTTGTTGATATTGTGCATTCCATTTGGTAATAGCTACAGATGCTTTTACCGCTTCCAGCTCTTCGATCTTCCAATAACCGGGCCAAACCGGTTTCCCGCTTGGAAGTATGGCTGGGAATTCTATCACTTCCCATTGATCTGCTTTTGGTTCTGATTGTGCTTTCATCAATTTACCAGTTAGGTCAGCAACATTCCATCGAGTCATCACAACAATTATCCTGCCTCCAGGTTGCAAACGCTGCCGCGGTCCAGAAGTATACCACTCATAC